TTGATAGGATTAGGAAGTATCATAATAGCAGTGATGGCTTTATTATCCCCAATAGGCTTGGTTATAGGTGGCATAGTTGGGCTTACAGCTACAGCTTTAATATTTAAAGATGAATTTATAGCAGTTTTTGAATTTGTTAGTAAAAAAATAGATTCCATAATAAATTCCATACAGAGTAGAATTGACTCTTTAGGAAATACCGTAGGAAAATTTGCAGAATCTTTGGGGTTTGATTTTGGTATAGGTAAAGAAAGTGAGTTGGATAATATTTTAAAACAACAAAAAAGAGAATTAGCTTTAAGCTCTAGTATAAATGTTGGAGGCACTTTAGGTATTAATATTGCTGCACCTACTGGAACTAATGCAAATTTTACACCAGTTAACAACAATCCTATGAATACTAATATAAATTTTACACAAGTTAATCCTAATTTATGACTTTTAATATATCAAAATTACCAGAAGCCAGTTATAACGATGTAAAATTTTTATATCAATCATCATCAATAGGAGGCGGTAGAAAGACTGTAACTCATGAATATCCAAACTCTGATATTAGATTTGTTGAAGATTTGGGGGGCTTAAGAAAAACATATAACATAGAGGCAGTTGTTGATAATAACAATAATAATAATCAGAGGGATCAGTTAATTAATGCTTTAGACTCTAAAAATATATTAGGTAAATTTGTACACCCCGAGTATGGAGCAAAAAATGTGAAATTAATTAACTACACAATTAATAACTCTAAAAATCAATTAGGTATTACAACTTTCTCAATAACCTTTGAGGAGGCAGATTTACCAGTTAAGGGAGAAGTAGAAAGTAATACTGGATTTTTAAGTAATTTAAGAAATATAGCTGGGGAAAATGTATCTAATAAATTAGCTAAAGGTTGGAAAACTTTTACAACAGTCAAAGAGGGCTTTGATAAAACTAATAAAATTATAAAAGATACAGGAAGAGAAATAAAAAAAGTTGCTGGATTGGTTGCTGGTGCTGGTGACGGTATTAATGATTTTACAACCTCTATTAATGAAATTGTTAATAATTCTCAAGCGTTAGTTAATTCTCCTTCAATTCTTGCACAAAGACTAACAAACTCTTTTAATGCTTTAGAGGTTGCTTTTGATAATGCTCAAAATGTTTTTGATTCTGTAAAGAATTTAATGCAATTTAAAAATGACACAGTGCCAACTGGTAATAGTAACACAAGAAATAATATTTTAGAAAATCAAAGACTTACTAATAATTTAATTACCGTCAATAGTTTTGCCATTGCTTACAATCAAGCATCTCAAGTAGATTATAAAAATCAAAATGAGCTAAGTAATAATATTAAGATATTAGAAGATAATTTTAAAAATATATCAGGATTAGATAGAGACAGCCTCCTAGAGCTACAAAGAATAAGAATTGAATTTCAAAAAGTAATCAATGATTTATCAATATCACTACCTAAAGTCTCTAACTTTGAAACTAATAAAATCCCTTTAAATGTTTTAATATATCAGCTTTATGGATCTTTAGATAAAAAAGAAGATTTAAAAGAACTAAATAAATTTAAAGATACAAGCCAGATTGAAGGAACTATTAAAATATTAAGTAATGAATAATGTAATTTTTTATGAAATTAATGGTAAAAAATATGAGGGTGTAACTTCTTTTCAAGCTACTGACTCGGTTGTTGAGTTTGGTAAGTCTTTCTTAATAACAGTTACCGTAACTAGCGAAATTACTCCAAGTTTACTAAATATATCAACTCAAGATGAAATAAAAATATTTATTGATGATAATTTAATTTTAACAGGATTCATAATAAATAAAAATATAAGTTATGATTCTTCATCTCATATAATAGCATTTGAGGGTGCAGATAAGGCGACTGATTTAATAGATAGTAATATTGTTCAAAAAAGCTATAAAATAAGAAACTTCCCTAAATTAATAAATCAAGTTTTAAAAGATAATGGCTATAATTTAAAAATTATTAATAATGTTATTAACTTGCCTTTATTAAGCGAAAAAGAGGAAATACATACAGAAAACCAAGAAACTATAATTGATTTTTTATTTAGATACGCGCAGAAGGTGCAAGTATTATTAACAACTAATCAAAATGGCGATATAGTAATTACTAGAGAAGATAAATTAGGTAATATAGGCAATGCCACTAATGAATTAAGCGGCACTAATAATAATATTATTTCTGCTTCTTTTAGAGACTCGACAAAAGATAGATTTAATATAGTTGAAGTTTTTTCACAAGACACAAATGAGTTTCACACAGAACAAGCATCTAATCAAAAAGGGCATGCTACTGATAATGAAATTAGGTCACCAAGAAGAAAAAGAGTTATATTTTCTAACCCAACCAAGACAAAATTTTTAAATGATTATGCTAAGTGGTTTATAAACATAAAGAAAGCCAAAGGCAAAAAGTATAATATTAAGCTTCAAGGTTATTATGGAAAAAGTTTATGGAGATCAAATAATCTAATAAAAGTAAAAGATGATTTTACTGGATTGAATGGGGAGTTTTTGATTGAGGGTGTTAGTTATTCAAAATCGATTAACGGATCATTTACAGACTTAATAATTGTTGAAAAGGGATCTTTAGGAGTCGATCCAAGTTTATCTATTTAGGCTTTTACCTTAGATTGACCAGCAGAATTTATATTTACTGAATAAGTGCCTGCACTACTACCACTAGGGATAACAACTTCCATATTAGCATTTTCATTTAATACAAAAGAAGTAGCATCAGCCAGATCAATTTGATTTGCATTAATTGTAATATTACTATTTGCAGTAATATTAAAATTTTCCATCACCTGACTAATATTTTGGTTAGTAGTAATTTCTATATCTCCATTCTGTCTAAATACTATTTTACTATTTTCCACAGATGGATTTTTTATTTGTAATTCACCGTCAATTAAATCTGTTGGCTCTAATGGTACATTATATGGGATACCAAAAATGTTAGCTTTACTGCCTAAAGAAGATAAAAGAATAATTTCACTTGTTTCATTTAATTTAGCTTTAGAGTAATAACCGTAAGGATACAGGATTTGTACATTATTAAGAATTTGTCCATTGAGCGTAATAACTTCCCCTTTTCCTTCTTTGGTAAATCTTTTAAGAAACCCCTTTTGAATCATGTAAATTTTTTTTATTTGACAAAGCTACTATTTTTTAGTACTAATAAAGTATAAAGAAATATTTTTTATTGTCAATATGACGCAAGATATAAAACTTTTCCAAGATGGAAATAACAACTGGGATATAAGCTTTGAAAATGGGGACTTTACTCTAACGCAAGGATTAGATACCTCAATTTATATGAGTATATTTTGTGAAAAAAGAGCTAGTAACAATGAGGTGTCAAACTCTATTTTAAGGCGAGGGCATTTTACTAATGAATTTTCAAGAGTAGAAAATTTTGAAGTTGGGAGTAAATTATGGCTTTATATTGAGCAAGCTAGAAATACTGAACAAAATACATTTTTAATTGAAGATTCTTTGAAAGATGGATTGAGATGGTTAATAGATCAAAATATTGTTAAAGATATAAATATTTCAACTAATTTTAAAGGTTCTAAATTACAAATAAATATTGAGGTTATAGGTAAATCTCAAGAAAATACAGAAAATTATAATTTATTAATAAATACTAATTAATGCCAGTCGCAAGAGATACAATTACAGAAATAGTAGAAAGAATGGTGAGCGACTTAGTATTATCTATTAATACTGGTCAAATAGATACCTCTAAGCACATTGACCCAACTATATTAAATAGTTTTTCAAGGGGTCTTGTAGAGTCTATTGCTGGTGGTATTGATAGTAATAACGATTTAACAGAGCAAGTATTACAACAAATATTTATACAAACCGCTACAAATCAATTTTTAGAAAGGTGGGGAGTTATTTTTGGTATAACTAGACAACCTGCAAGTAAAGCCGTTGGCACTTTATCATTTACAGGATTATCAGGCGGATCAATTCCAGTAAATACATTATTAACTAGATCAGATGGACAAGAATATATAACAACTTCATCAGGTACTATTTCAAGTCAAACTATAAATATTGTATCAATTACTAGAGTTGGCACAACAGCGACAGTCACTACAGTATCTAATCATAATTTAGGTACTGGTCAAATTTTAAACTCAATTCAAGGAGCCGACCAAACACAATATAATCTTTTAAATGTTGCTATATCAGTTATTTCTAATAATCAATTTACTTATCAAGTTTCAGGATCACCAGTAACACCAGCAACAGGCACTATAACAGCTACAGAAGTTTATACATTTATTCCAGTGGAAGCTGGTAATTTTGGAAGCTTACAAAATAGCGGTTCTGGATCGAGTTTTACATTAACAAGCCCAATATCTAATGTTGATGATTCTGCTATAGTAACTTTTAATGGAATAGTTGGCGGTATTGATATTGAATCAGATGAAAACTACAGAATTAGAATTTTAGAAAGAACTGCTAATTTTACTGCACCATTTACAAAGTCAGGATTACCAATTTTTATAAAACAATTTATAACTGGCATTACTAGGATTTGGATTAAAGAAGCAACTCCAACGGCAGGATCAACAGAGATTTATTTTGTTAGAGATAATGACACAAATATTATTCCAACTTCTCAACAATTAATAGATGTTAAAAATCTTATAATTAGTGGTAATAACTTAACTGACGGTATAAAACCTGCAAATATGTCAGATAGTGCAGTTTATTTATTAGCGCCAACTGCCGTAACCGTCGATTTTACTTTTTCCAGTCTTTCACCAAATACTGAAAATATGCAAAAAGCAATAACTAATTCATTAACTGACTTTTTTAAATCAGATCAAATTATATTAAGTCAAGATGTTTTAGAGAATGAATATAGTAATGCAATATTTAATACTTTAGATAGTAATGGTAATGTACCAACATTTACATTATTATCTCCTACAGGGGATATTTCAATAAATAATGGAGAGTTGGCAATTCTTGGTAATATAACTTATTCATGACTATATTTAACGAAATAACACAGACACAGCAAGCAAACATTTTATCTCAATATGTAAGAGATGATAGATTACACCAAGCTAAAAATAAAGACAATTCTAATTTAAGAAAAATACTATTAGGGCTAGCTAGTGAATTTGTAAGATTTAGAGATAAAGCAAATCTTATATATGATGAATATAATCCTAAAAGTACAACGGATTTTATAACAGAATGGGAAACACAAGTAGGTATTCCTGATGACTGCTTTAGTAATACAGGAACTTTAGAAGAAAGAAGAACTAATATATTATTAAAATTAGCTGGAATAAACACAACAACAGCAGAGCAATTTAAAAATATAGCTTCTATTTTAGGATATAATATTTCTGTCAGTACTGGTATTGATACTTCTGTATTTCCTTTACAACTTCCTTTCATCTTAATTGATCAAGTAGAAGCACCTTTTACAATAGTAATTACTTTACCAGCTAGTGAGCAGGCTGACGGTCTTCCTTTGGAACTGCCTTTTACTTTAACAAGTGAAGCACCAGAAATATTGCAGTGCTTGTTTAATAAAATAAAACCTGCTCACTGTAATATAATTTTTAGATATAGTTAATATGACAAAATTTGATAACAAAATAAACGGCAATACTGTAAGTGCTGATGAATATAATAACATAGTTGGAGCTCCAAAGAATTTAATTGAAAATTCTGGACAAACGATTGACTCAAGTAATACCCAACTATCAAAGGCAGTTGCAAACTATGTAGCATCTGGTTCTTTTTATACTGATTCAGGTATTGCAAACGCTTATGTTTTAAATACCACTGGTTCTTTTCAAGCTCCAACCGAATATGTTGATGGTATGGAAATTCGCTTTAGAACAAGCAATACAAATATAGGAGCATCAACTATCAATGTTAATGGGTTGGGTGTTAAGAATATTAAAAATTCTGATGGCACAACTGATGTTGGGGCTGGCTTTATATCTTCGAGTATAGATAATAGATTAAGATATGATGTTGGCAATAATGCTTTTATTCCAGCAGT